ATCCAGAAGTTATTATACTATGAACTAGTCCCTTATATATAAGGATGTATTCTATTCGGGTATTTAATTTGCTACCATGAACATCTTCAGCACCGTGTTTTAGATAGATTCTATTCACAGTAAACGCCTAATTGATTTTGGAGTTCTTCGGATAGCTCGTAATATTTCTGGTATTGAGATTTATAATAATCTCTATCGTCTCGAGTCTCTTGTAATTCCTGTTTTGTTAATTCTAAACTGCTTTTTAGATTATTAACTTGCCACTCCTGATAAATGGCAATACATCCAAAAAATAAAGCTATGGCACTTATAGTAAAAACTATCATTTTATCTAATTCTTTTTTAAACATATTACTATACCTTTTTTAGATAATCTCCGCTTACCCATCCGCTAGGAATACGTGCAAACCCGTTTTTCCATTCTTTTACAGTAACACGAGTACCCTTGTTTAGACATCCGTCTTTATCATAATCATGTTTTTTTGCGTCTGTACTAAGCTCTGCATATGTCTTACGTGGATAATTTGTCCCGGGGCCAGTACGAACACTTAAATCACTAGCTGTAACTTCATAAATACCTAATGGTTTTGATGCACTAGAAGGCTTATTTTGACTTGTAGAAGAACCACCAGAAACAGCCTCACCAGAGATATATCTATTACCATTGTAATAAGCTGCTAACCATCCTGATGGTGTTCTGATCCAAATATCATCACCATTTTTTGCAACTTCTAAGCATGAAACTCTAGTACCTTTATCTAAAGCCCCATCTCCATCAGCATCATGTTTTCTACCGTCTACAGTTAATTCACTGTGAGATTTAGCTCTATAGTTTGTACCAGCTCCTGTTCTGACTTTCAGTTCAGTTTGTAATGTATAAGTCTTACCAGTTGTATATCCCTCACTGGTTTGTGGTTGAATAGGTTTTACAGTATTACCATAACTAACATCTACATTACCATTTGCAATATAATTAGCAACATCAGCTCTAAAATCATTCATTGTGTATCCTACGAACTTCCACCAGTGATCAGGATCACCATGATTAGAAGCAACACCCTGTGAATGACCTTCTTTATGTGAAATAATGTCATTAGCAGTTAATCCATACTCTTTACATAAATAAGCATATAACTCAATCATATTTTTAATAGCAGCATCAAAATACGCTTTATCTGAATAATCAGCAGGTTCACACATTTCAACACCAATCATATTATCATTACCTGAACCACCGCAGTGCCAACCTCTATAATTCCATGGCAAAGTTTGAATATCCTCTTTATCATCTACAAAAGCATGAACACATACTTGTCTACCAGCAGGTCTTGGAGTATTCCATGCTTTTGCAAAACCAGCAGCAGACACATTAGGACACGCAGTAGAGTGAACCATTAACTTTGTAACTTTAATAGTTCTGCCTGCTTTATAACATTCATTGTTTACTAAAAAAATTTGTTTGATTTCCATGTTATTCTTCCTCACTTTCATCTTTATTCAGCTGCACTAATGCATCTTTTAATTTATCAGGGATTTTTACTCCTAAATTAGAAACGTTTTCTAATAAAGAAATTCCCTCATTTGCGATGTAGAAGTAACACACAAGTGTACGAAATACCCATGTGCCAGTATTCATTAATCTATCTAACATCACTGCTACAATTAAGATGACAAGGATCATAAATTTCTTTACAAGTCCTTTAAATCCAACTTCACTGTCTAACAGATTGTTTTGGTAGGCAACGATTACACCAGTCGCATAATCTAAACACATAAATACAATTAAAATACCAATTGCTGCATCCCAGCCCCCGAATAAATACGTAAAAAAAGTAGCCACAACAGCTACAGTACTATTAAATACTTTTTCCATTTTTTTCATTTTCCTCACCTTCAATTAAAATTTTATTGAATACAGTTGTCATCGAATCAGCAGATTAGTGCACTAATTCTTCATGCCCTAACTCGATTAAGATTTTTTTAACTTCCTCTTTTAACGCTTGAGGCACTTTGTCATACGTTAATTTTTCATCTAAGATTCTGTAAACTAAAAAATTCGCCATTTTACTCACCACCCATCATTGTTAAAATTAAATCCTGAACCGCTTGTGCGGTTACTTCTTGTTCTCGTTTTAATATTTCTAATTCACTTGGTTTATTCAATTCTTCAAGTTCTTCATCAGTATAAGGAATATAAACATAAATATCTTCATATTCGTCATACTCTTCTTTAGGGGCTTGATAAGGAACATCAATTATTTTTTCAACATCCTTACCACCATTCGGATATTCCGCAATAGTTTCGTAGTGCCATTGCTCCTTAATTTCTTCTACAGCTTCGTGATGTCTAATAAATAATTTATCCAGTTCCAAATGTCCTTTATTTAAATCATATTCTTTTAATTCCTGTGTTTTATCTTCATTAAAAACTCTCATATTTGCTCTCCTTTAAGAAACACGTTTCCACATATAACAGGTTATATATGGCTGTACTGTTGTAGGTGATTTACCATCACTTTTAACAACCCTGGTAGTATTGCTTGCTCCTTGTGGTTTAGCCCCTGCACTAGCATCCAGCACCATATCATAAGAACCGTAGCCCGATACAACGGGTTCACTGTCATAGCCTATGGTATTAACATTCCCTCCAACTGCACCTATCAATGCCCTAAGTTCATATTCTTTACTTCCGCCCGTTTTTTCAACGGTATTAAAATCACTATCGCTCCCAACACCAATTGGTACACGGTCTTTACCCCATGCTTCCCATGTACCGCCAAATAATGAGGCTGGTGAAGTAGAATCGACGCTCATATATATAGCCCCAACACGATAAATCATATCCATAATCTTTTGTTTAGTTGGAATATCACTAATATATGCTAACTCGTACGGGTTTTGTCCAACGTTTATTCTTGGCCTATTAGATGAACTAAAGTTTATTTGACATCCTGTATCACCGATGTTTAGAATATTTGAATTATCCAGCTTTAAAAGTCTTACAGTATTACCGTTATTTTTCTTTTGAAGTAATGATAAGTTATTGTTAAAAGTTAAATTTCCAGTTAATGTACCGCCATTCGTTGCTATAAATTTAGATTTTAGTGAATTTAAAGCGCGTTTTAATTTTAGCGTACTTATAATTTTATCGTCCATATTGTTCACCTACCCGAAAATCTCTGTAATGATAGCATCGATATCCGAATCTGTAGCGTAACTCATACCATCTAATTTTGTTTTATCTTCTTTACTCATTAAACCATTTGCAGTAGAACTGGCTAAACTGTAAGTTGTATCTTGTGCGGGAATACCTAAAGCCGTAATATCTGTTTTGGTAACCGCAGCAGCCTGGCTGATATGTCCCGTTGCATCTACAACAATCTTATATAATCCGCTTGCACGGCTTGTATAGGATGGGTGAGTATAGTTATTAAGAGATGCTAATTTATTTTTTTCAGCCGTAGTATAATCGTTTGTACTAAGCCCTTTACCGCTGACTACATCAACTTTAGCTGCCAGCTTGGTATTCATTTCGGCTTCTGTGTAATAACGGTCATCATGCGTATGTGTACTTGGTGTAAATGTACTCGGTTTTCCCGTAACACCGCTCCAAGGCACACTTGTAGCAGCACCAGCAGTATAAACCTCATATCCCTCATCGGTAGATAATTTTGTATCGTCTACAACGAAATACATCAGACCCGTAGCAGTGACCTTAACCGTATCGCCAACTTGTACTGTTGCAGTGGTTAAGGCTTTACGTGCGGTATCATCAGCAACAACTATACATCGTTCCAATGCCCCTTTTGGTATTCTTTCGATATCAATAACACCACTTTTAATTTTTCCTGCATCAATACCCGTAATATCCGCATTCCCGTGTTGATGTGTTTTATTGGCCTTAGCATCTAAAGCGTTTTGTGTAGCAGTAGAAACAGGTTTGTTTAAATCGCTTGTATTGTCTACGTTACCAAGTCCCACTTCGCTTTTTGTTACATTCCCCCAGGCAATAGAGCCAGCGGCAGCACCAGCTTTTAAAACTTTGCCGTTATTTGTTGTTCCCGTCGCTGGAACATGCATATTACCATCGCCCGTTGGGTGTGTATAATTATTAAGAGAAGCTAGTTTATTCTTTTCGGCAGTTGTATAATCATTTGTAGACAGCTGTTTCCCATCTACCTTATCAACTTTGCCATTAAGCAGTAAATCCTCTTTGGCAGCTAACTGCTGTCCAAAATCAAGCAGATTATCAGTTGTAATAATTTTACTCATTTTTTTATCTTCCTCCTCGAATATTTTCTATAATATTGTCTATATCTTCATCATTTGCGAAGTTATAACTTGGTCTCAAATTTGGAGTTATAATTTCTTTGTATCTGTCAGTTACTTTTAATTTGTAAGTTTCAACATTATCCTCTACTACATCTACAACTGGACTAAATCCATCGAACTCCCCGTTGTTTACTCTTTTCTCCAAATCTTCTACTGCATTAAGCATCTTGTCATATAAAAATTCTAAATTCGGATCAACAGGGAGTTCTTCGACATCCTTAGTAAACATAGCCTGATTTATTTCAAGTTTAAACGGATTCATTACCCGTCTTCGTCCTTTGCTGTCTCTGACAATCATGGTGCATGTATATACCCCAGCATTAGCAGTCAGGTCCTCAGTTATAATAAAAGAGTTTCCATGTAACGGAACCTCTTTTATTGTCTTGCCCTTATATGCAATTTTAAGATCATGTTTATAATCATTTTTAAATAAATCATCATTTAAAAATCGAATGACAGTAACTTCATTATCATACTGGTTCGCAACCTTTCGTGAAGTTATAGTAGAATGATCAGCTTTTAAAAAGATATCAATATAATTGATCATATGTGCCTCCTAACCAAAAACTTCAACAATCATTTCATCAATATCTGCATCAGTTGCATAGCTTAGATCACCGGCACTCGGCATCGTAAAATCCAGTACGGGAGCTTCAGGTGTTCCATGTATTGTTATACCAGGATTGCCGGTCGTTACATTTCCAATAGAAATTTTAGGGGTTGCACCAACCGCACCGATAAAATCACCGTTTTCAAGCTTGGTATTTATTTCATCAACTGTATCATTGCATTTTTTTACTGCATCTGCGGTATCATTTTGTCTCTTCGTTTCATTTTTTTGACGAACTGTTTCATTCTTACTTACAGTTTCTTCCAACGAAGATAATTCATTGAGCTTATTATCTAAAGCAGTCTGTTGTTCAGCTGCCTTATTCTGCTGTTTTTCTGCCTCTGCTGCCAGTTCCTCAAGATTTGTACCTATCTCATCAAATCGGTCTCCGTAATCATTATCAAACAAACTGTCCATATAATTTTTTACAAGGATATGCCATTCGTTTTCTGTAGGCAGTATCACTTTTCCGTTTGGAGCAGCTCTTACTACAAAGTTAATCTGATTGGTTTTTATTATTTCTTTGCCATTCACAAGTGCAACTGCAAGATATAATGGACCACTGGATTTAAAGGCTTCAAGCGGTATTAGATATTTTTCGTTTTCTATAGGCAGTATAACCTTGCAGTATACGCCATTTAAATAATATCCACAGTGGACTTCTTTTATATAATTGCTGTACGATGAATCTTTTTCCAAAATAACCGGAATATTTGCACTGCCCTGTGCCGGTATTTCTATAGTGTCACTGCTTATCGTGGCTTCCTTTCTTTTTATCTTTATTTCCAAGATTATCCACCTCCAAACTTTTCATTTTTACTAATTCCGATTCTAAAAGTTCTATTTTTTTATCAAGTTTCTGTACCTTCTGAATGCACGCCATTGCTAATGCATTATAATCTACAGACAAATAACCATCCTTATCTTTTGTAATCAGGTACTCAGCAAATCTGCTGTCTTTCAAATCATCTGCGATTACACCAACAACATTATTTCTTTTTCCTATATAATCAAAGCTTTTTATTTTTATTTCATCAACAAGGGCGGATATATCTATATCATCGATATTTTTCTTTAAACGTATGTCGGATCCGACATTTATTGGAACTGATGAAGAAATACTCGAACCACTAAGGAAAATATGATTTGAAGCCAACAGCTGAATATTAGTTCCGTCTACAGAAGTAGTAGGAGGATTTGAAGATAAAAATCTAAGCACTGTATTTCCACCCATTATTGCGGCATAATCACCATTGCCGGCAAAATATATATTTCTTCCTATCGTAATATCCTTATTTGTAGATATACTGCTTCCGTTTATTTCTCCGCCTTCGATTTTAGAACCTTTTACGGTACCTGAAAACTCAGCGTCAGTTGCTTTCATATATCTTGTTACAAGCTCTCCTCTATCCATATTCCAGTAACTGTTGCCCTTCCTGTCACTTAGAATACCAGTAATTATGTAGTCAGCAACTATACTTTCAAAGTTTATAGCCGTTCCCCATTTCCAGTCAGTATCAGTCTCGTTTCTCTTTTTTGATATTTGAATTCCCTGAGTCCCTATGCAGAGTGCACCAAAAGTTGAGCTTTCTTCATCTAAGTCCTCGAACAGAATTGCTCTTACATCCTGCTTTTTTGCAATGTCTTTCTGCGCTCTTAGTGATGTATTAAGCAAATCTATTACACCTTTTATCTTTTCTGCTATAACTGTACCTCCGGGACTTATCGCATTTGTAACAGAAGAAATAATGGACGTTGTATCATTAATATAGCTTGATTCATAATCTCCCAGCGTCAGACTTTCTACTTTTTCGGTTATACAGTCATAGGTCATTTTAATCACTCTTGCATTCGTAACGACACCAAGTTTTCGATGTTTCACATGAACGTTATCACCCAATACCACTTTCAATAGTCCAATATACTCTTTATATTCATCAGTTCTTGAGAGATCTATCATACTAACATTGTAGGCAATCTTCGGAAGGTCAATGCCCGCTTCATACTCTTCTGCAGCTCTTTTTCTCAGTGCTGAATATAGTTCTTCCAGTGTATCGCATACCGTAACACCATTTAACTCATCACCTTCCTGAACATCGGCAGATAATTTAATATCAGGATATTCAATTATCCGTTTGTATTTTTTCTGATAGTTATTTAGGAGTGGACTGTTTATGCTTTCATTATCTGGAAGCATATATCCGTTGTACGCTTTAGGAAATATCATCGTAACTACTTCGCTCATATCTACTTTCTCTTCTACACCGGTAAGATTGAAACCAAACTCAGCACGCAGACCATTATCGCTTCCAATTCTTTCGTTTATGTAGATATCAAAATTATCAAAATAAATTTCCCCTCCCCATCTGTTAAGAAATGAGTTCTCATCATCACTCATTAGACATTCAACAGCATTTTTCTGCTGCCAGTATGCAGTTGAAACTAGTTTTATATCTGAATGGCCATGATACTTCCCCTCAGGATCGAATATAGAATCCATAGCTCCCTGCCCATCAGCCTTTGTCGGTCTTGTATCCCACACCATTACTTCATCTTTTGCATCCATGAATACAGGTCTTGCAGATGCTGTAATACTGTCATCATCTTTCTGCACATTATAGATACGGTAAAGCTGTTTTCCATATGGTGTAGGTACTTTTATCACTGCTTCATATACGAGTATCTCTTTATTTTTTTCAGATGGTGCAGTTAGTTCAAGCTCCCATGCACTGTTCATCTCAAACTCAATTTCGCAGCTTTCTGCTTCAATGACCGCATCACCATTCATATCATAGTTTTCATTTTCAGGGCTGTAAACCTGTATCATTATAAGTACCTCCAGTTTGGTATTATTTTAAGCTCAAATCCTTCTGTTATTGTAATACTGTTTTTTCCTTCTACAAGCATAAGAGCATCATAATCAGCATTGATAGCACTGTTTTGTAAAGTGCCGTCTTCCCGGTATGATACCTTTAAAACAGTATCTATTGTAAGATTTTGACCGACATTGCATTTACACTCATTCCCGTTAACATTTAAAATACATGTTCCTTCACCTTTTAAGATATATACAGGTTCGGCTTCGTCATGGCGGTTTAAAAGAATATCCTCTATATCGTATTCTTTTAAACCAGTCTTAAGATAAGCATATACATCGCATGTGACGGTAACTGTAAACTCTCCGCTCTCTATCACTCTGCGTTCATTTGAACTGAGTTCTATTCTTTTTATACGGTAGTAAATATCAGGGCAGTCACTGAACGATAGTCTTTTATGTCCGCTTTTAAACAGCCATCTTTTAACCTCGTGCCATTTAATACCCCACTGGTATTCAGAAGATATATAGTTCATTTCGATTTCAAACTGTATATCTTCATATGTGCCCATGTCTTCATAAAGTTTCCCGTTTCTGCCCGGAATACTGTATTCTTTGTAGTTTTTAACCGGAGCTGGAAACTCCGGTCGTTTTGTTACAGCAAGTCCCATCTGAACTGATGTAACATCATCCAGTGAAATATAGTACATATCTATACCCCCTTAAATACCAGTTTAGAATGCTGTACCTTTGTCATCCTGCGTTCAATATTCTGATAGATTGGCTTACCATCAAGTGGAACAGTATTATGGATTTCTATTACTGCCTTACTATCCATAGATAGAGCCCTTGATACTGTTGCATTAACATCTGGTGTAAATGACGATGTCATTTCTCTCTGCAGCTGACTAAGAGGCTTTAATGCAAGTTCGCTGTTTTCTTCAATACCAACACCGATACCGGCAGCAAGGTTTTTACCGATAAGATCTCGCATAAGTCTAGACGGTGAATGTATTCCAAATGCACTCATAAGACCGCCCAAAAAGCCATCTGCAAAACTAAATATCTTATCCTTGAGCCAGTTTCCCATTCCTGTTATTCCATTCCAGATTCCCTCAACAATATTTTTTCCGATATCAAGCATTTTACCAGGAAGTGAACTAACACCTTCAACTACTGCACTGACAAGTTTTCCTGCGGCGTCTTTTCCTTTGTTCCAAAGTTCCAGTCCCCATTGAACAATTTTATTTGCTGCATTCGACAACCAGTTCCACATTTTTTCTGGAAGCTGACTGAAATAGTTGATTATACCGTCTACTGTCTTACTTATCCACTCAACGGCACTGTTGTATGTATTAGTTCCCCATTGAATTACGTTATTCCATGCATTTACAAGCCATTCCCATATTTTTCCGGGTAGCTGTGAGAACCAGGTTACTATGCTGTTTATAAATTGAGGAACTGTTACTGTCATAAAGTTTGAAAGGTTAATTCCCCACTGAACGATATGACCTACTATCTGTCCAACAGCAAATCCAATTTTATAAGGCAGTTCATTGAACCAGGTAACTATTCCATTAACAAACTCTCCAATTCTTTCCGGGATAGACTGAAAGAACGCGACGAATTCTTCTATTTTCTGCGGTATTGTCTCAGTAAAAAAAAGAGCTATACTGTCGACAAGCCCCTGAAAAAAGTTTACAACAGATTTTATTACCCCATTGACCGCATCTCTAAACCATTCACATTTTGTATAGAGCAGAACAACAACTGCAATAATTGCTGTTATCGCTGCAATTACAGGATGTGCTGTTATTGCACTAAAAGCACCCGAAACTGCTTTTCCTATACTGCCAAAAGCACTTTTGATTATCCCTGATGCTTTGGTAAACGACGGTCCGAGCTTTGTACCAAGATTGATTATATTCGATATTCCCTGAGCAGTTTTTCCGGCAATTATAAGGACTGGTGCGAGTGCAGCCACAATCAAACCTACTACTGTTATAACTTTTTGAGTAGCCGGAGACAAAGCAGAAAATTTGTTCACAAGCTCTGTTATAACTTTTGCAACATCAGAAACTATCGGGGCAAGTGTTCCACCTATTGCAATTGCAGCCGTCTCGATAGAGCCTTTCATTTCCTCGATTGCACGGGAATACTCACTCATTTGAGAATCAGCAAGTCTGGAAGCTGCCTCCTGATCATTTGTTGCATCAGTATATTTTTTAAGTCCTTCTGCACCGCTGTTCATTAAAACGGTAGCAGCACGCATCGCATCACTGCCGAAAATGGTTTGCAGTGCAGCATCACGTGTTGCTGCATCAAGCCCGCCTAGTTTATTTTGAAGTTCTTGAGCAATTTCAGTAGCTCCTAGCATTTCTCCACTTGAATCTCTCGTTTTGATTCCCAGCTGTTCAATCTTTTCTGCCGCTTTGTCTGAACTAGGAGCAGCAAGCCTTTGAAGCATAGTCTTTAATGACGTACCTGCATCTGAACCTACAATACCGGCATCAGCAAATTTTCCAAGTACTGCTGTTGTTTCCTGAATGGACCATCCGGCATTGTTTGCCTGAGCAGAGCATTGAGCAAGACCTTGAGTAAGCGGCTCAACGTCAGTTGATGAGGCTGCCGCAGCACCAGCAAGTGCATTTACAGCTACTGATACATCTTCGGCGGTTAATCCAAAAGCCCCCATAGCCTGTACCACAACATTCGCTGAATTGGCAAGATCCATTTGTGATGATGCTGCAAGATCCATTGTAGCAACCAGCGCTCCGCCTTTTATATCAGCTGCACTCAACCCGCCTTTTGCAAGTTCTGTCATTGCCTGACCGGCTTCACTGGCTGAAAAGATAGTATCCTGTCCTACCTGAATTGCAAGTTCGCGCAAATCATTCATCTTTCCAACAGGAATATCTAAAGCCCCTGCTGCCTGAGACATAGCATCTTCGAAATTTATTGCAACTTTTGTAGCTGCACCACCGACACCGGCAAGACCTATGCTGAGCGGTGTTAGTTTCTTTCCAGCATTTTCGAGGTTAGTTCCCATTTTTTCAGCTTTGATTCCAAAAGCCTGTACCTTTTCACTAAATACATTTTGCTGTTCACTAAGTCTTTTTATAGTCTGTTCAGTATTTTTGATCTGTCTTTCCAGCTCTATGTATTCAGCACTGTCAATGTTCTTGCCACTGTCTATAAACTGCTGCTGTGCTTCTTTTAGCATATTGAGTTTTTCTTTATTTTTGTCGACAGCTTCACCTAGTACCCTTTGTTTCTTAGCAAGTAATTCGATATTTGTAGGATCTACTTTTAGAGCCTGATTTACTGCTTTAAGTTTTCCCTGTAATTCATATGCTTCGGTATTTGGTTTTTTTAATGCTTTTGAAAGTGCGGTAGTATCACCGCCGATTTCAAGTGTAATACCTTGTAATTTACTTTTGGCCATAACTTCCTCCTTTCATTAAAATCTGTCAAAGTCACGCTGAGTTGCCTGACGTACCTTTCTAGAATCAGATTGATCTGCATCATTTACATTATTAAAAGTGATGATGATATCCAAAAGTTCACCAACATCACTTCTATATATGTCGTATGTACTTAGTCCTATTCTCAGGCATGCAATCATCAGTTTTTGAAACGTTACCGGTTCTTCTTTTTCATTCGATTGTTTTTTTTTGGTTTTACAGTTGGAGTATTTGAATCGCTTAAAAGTTCCTGAATGTCTTCATAAGACGAAATAACCGCAAATGGACTTTTAAACTGTTCAAGCCATTCAGAAACAGGTTCGATTTTTGGATTCGCCTTATAAGCAAGTACCCACGCAATATTTTCTAAAATTTCTGCAACTTCAATATCATCAAACTTTTGATTTTTAAATGCTGTTTCCATTTTGAGAATGTCCGTAAGCATATCTCTCTTAAAAAAATGGCGATACTCTCTTAAAGTACCGCCATTTGACATCATGGGAATCTGTTTATCTTCAATTTTTATTACTTTATACATCTCTTTTTATTCTCCTTTCGTTGGAACAGTTGGAGCAGTTGTAAAAAAGGCAGCATATTTTTCTGAAGATACTGGAACTCTGGATTTTACGATATTACCAAACTCTGTTACCAGCGGAACTGATGTAAACGGAATTGTGGTCGTATTTGGCTCAAGTGTATCCTCTTTTGTATTTCCTTCAATCGAAGGTCTGCTAAAAGTTGTATTGTAAATAATATATTTTGTTGCGTTTTTATCTCCTTCAAACTGGAACATGAAATATGCTAATTTCTGTACCGGGTTTGAAATTTCCACAACCAGCCCTTCCTGCGAAGCTACAGCACCAAGATATTCCGTTTCAAACCAGTCTGGAACTTCTGCCATTTCCAGCTCTCCAGTATAACCGTTATTTGTATTAGTAACATAATATGCTGTATTATCAGCGTAGAATGTATTTGTTTCACCTTCTGCATCCATTGTAAGGTTTACTGCTCCGGGATATTTTTTTGGGATACTGAACGATGGAGTACCATCACTTAAAGTTACTGTACCTACATGGACGTTTGACAGTCCAAATCTTACTTTGTTTTCTTCAGACATCTATTTTCCTCCTATTTTTTTTATTGTTCTTTTTAACAGTTCTTTATTTATATAATCATCGCCGTATTTGAAGTGCGGCTGCGGGGCAGTTCTTCCGCCCTTTGTCAGTGCATGACCGTTTTCTAGCAGATGAGTAAGCCGATATTCGTCACCACTGGCATATATAACATTTTTCTTTTCAGTAACACTTTCATACATTGTACGTGTTTTTAATGAGCGTTTATATTTTCCTTTTCTCTTGATTTTTCTTTTATCAGTTGGAGCATGATCCTTAACTATTTTCAATGCCTCATCGGAAATTTCATCTACAGCACTTTTTGCTGCGGTGGTCACTTCATCACTGTATGTCTCAAGACAGTTCATGATTGCTTTTTCAAGCTGACTGACTTTGATTTTTTTAGCCATATAGACTATAGACTGTCATCATTACCTTTTCTTCATCGAGCCATGACTGTGATGATTTATTCCAGATGATACCGCAGTTATCGAAGTATGATTCCAGTTTTTCTTCCTCCACAAGAGTATTTTCCCTTGTGTATAATTCCAGTTGAACATTTTTAGTACTGTAATAAACTTTATTGTCTGCATTGAAATTATCACTATCAGGTACGAGATATACCATAAACGGAGGTGCTACCTCTCTGCTTAAATGACTGAATCTGCACTGAACAGTATAATTTTCAAGTCTGTTGATTATTTCTTTTATCGACATATTTTATATCTGTTCCTTTCAGGGTGATATATATGCTCGGTGGTGCGGTGTCATACTTCGGCTGTTTTAAAACAATCTCATACAGTCCTTTCTTTCCTGTTCTGTAGTCTCTTGTCTCGATAATATTGCTGCGTTCAAACACATCTACACACTCCATCGGTACTGATATCATTCTTTCTATCGTATTTCCAGATACTTTTGCATCCATAAATCTTTTGACTCCGAATGTCCTGTTTCCAAAAGATATCTCATTAAATAGATTTTTTTTGATGATACCATCCTCAGCTTCTAAAACATTTATTACGCCATCATTAAACTGCTCATTTTGTGCTTTATTCCTGCTTGCCAGCATATTTTCTCACCTTTGCCTTATTGATAAATGCTATGATTTCTTTTCTGTAATTTACATAGAAATCATCAAGAGCGTTTGCACGTTCATACATTACACGGTTCAGGAAAAGGCGCTGCGCTTTTCCTGGTTCCGTATAAATATTATTAACTCCGCTCTTTTCATCAAGATCAGCTACGGAGTTAGAAATAATGATTTTCAGCTTTTTTTCCGCTGATTCATCAATCCATGCCAGCCCGAGAAAATCCTTTGTCAGTTCTAACAGTTCCTCTTCCATACAGAGTCTCTATCCTGCCGCCTGAGTTTTTACTGTACCCTCTACCGTTGTAGTGATTGGATCGGTATTAGTTACTTCGACTTTTACAACCGCTGGTTTCAACTGACTGATATCATGGTACTGGAATGCATTGTTATCCATAGGCATACCGTTTCCGTACAATTTGATTTTGTATACCCTGTTGTCTTCAAGGAACTGGCAACTGTCATCAAATTCAAGTTTACCGTCCTTTGAACTCATACCGATACCCGCAAAATATCTGTATCCTAATCCTAGAACAGCTTTTCCTGAAGCAACTGCCGGTGACTGAATGATAGTCATCGGGTAAGGAAGAACATCATTTCTGTAGGTGCCATCGCCACCCATTACTGTTGTAGCTGGGAATACTTTTGTAAAATAGTCAACAGGATTTACGATATAAATTACATCTCTGATGGTTCGTGTTTTGTTGTTGTCATCAACTGCTAATTTTGCGATTTCTGCACCTAATGTTGCCGGCTGAAAATCTTTAATAACGGTTGCTGATTTAGCAGTATATTGAACATATCCGCTTTGTGCGCTTCCTGATGTCAGATTAGCAATCATCCCGATTGGACCCTGATCTGTTCTCAATGAATTGATGATTCCATCTTCAAGTCCGTTTGCTAATGCATCGTACATGATTTCTCTAACGTATGTATCAAGCCATGATGGTCCTAAATCAAGCATTGCCTGTGACACTGGAATAAAAGCAGATAATTTCAAAAATGTCATATCAACTTCACTGAAAGAACTTTCCAGCTCCTTAGTGATTTTATCTGTTAATTTTCCCCATACCGCTTTAACATATCCATTTTTGTTGACAAGGAATTTGATCATTCCCATAGTATTTTGAAAATTGATTTTTTCAAGCAGTGGATGCTGAGTTCTTAAATCTTCAAACACTGAATTAATAACTGTTTCCGGCATAACAAGTTCAGGATTTGTTAATGCCTGTTTAGTATCCGATGCCCTAAATGCCTCTGCCAGCTTTTCATAATATTTCTTTTCAGATGATGTAAGCTGTCTTACTCCTCTCTGTGCAAGAATCTGAGCATCATTATTACCAGCTAACTCATTAGCTCTTTCTAAAATGTTCTCTTCGATATTTTGAGCAAGCTCATTTAAACAGCTGGTGTATGCATCACTGTCCTCGTTATGCATAGCTTCAACCATCTTCGTTAAAATCTCTGCTCTTTTTTGATTCATAACTGCTAATGTCATTTATCTATTCCTCCTCTGTTTTTTGACATTTAAAAAACCAGCCTTTTTTCTGTAACGGCTGAGTATTGTTCAACTGTTTTTCAAGTTCTTTATTCCTAAGTACGAGTTTTGCTAGTATACCGTCGTGCAGTGACTGTTTGACTGTGTCCTCTACGATTTCAGTTGCAAAACCATAACTGAGTGCTTCGTCTGCTGTTATCCATTCCTCACGGTCCATCATCTCTTTAATCTGTTCCTCGCTGAGACTGGAACATAATTTATAGATTTCAACAGAAGGCTGAGTGATTTTCTCTATATCATCAGCAGCTTTTCTTAATGCATTTGAATCACCTGCTGCATAAGTCCATGCATTGTGGATCATAAGCAGACTTGACCGTGGCATTTTTCTTTCAGTTCCAGCCATAAAGATAACCGATGCTGCACTGCATGCAAAGCCGTCACACAATGTTGTAACAGTTCCCTTGTAATTCTTTAAAAGATTGTAAATTGCAAGTCCCTGAGCTACTTCACCGCCATAGGAATTGATTCTTACAGATAAGTCTTTTTCACCAAGCTGTGCAAGTTCTTTTGCCATGTCATAGGCGCACACCTCATCTTCATACCACTTATATGAGGTGATATCTCCATAAATATATAATTCAGCATTGTTTTCATCCTGATTAGTCAACTGATAAAAATTATTCTTCATCTTCATCACCTCCTTTCAGTGCTTTCATGAGATCTTCGACTGTAGAATAGTTCTTGGTCATAAAGAACTGATTAGCCCATGATTCGTCGATTCTGTCAAAACCGCAAATCTCACGAAGATCGTTGATACAAGTAAATCCGCTTGAAATGAGCTTATCAATTGCTGTAGCAACATCAAGCAGGTCGATATGTTTGATTGCTTTTGTATCAAATTTTACATATGTGCCTTTCAGTATCTGTCCTTTTGTAAACAGTTTTCTGTTCATTTCATCGCTGAACATCTCTATCAGCGGATCAATGCAGAATGTCAGAAAATCATTAACTGCTTTTGAAGTATCCTGTACATCGCCGTTGGCTATGGCTGAGGGTACATTGAACGCATTTGCCGTAAGAGATATGACATCGTCAAGCAGCGCTTTGAAATCCCTTGTAGTAGACTGTGTTCCTTTGTTCTCCAGCTGCTTATATTCATACCCCTCAAATAAAGGCAGGACAGCATTTGCATTTGAAAAGAATGTCTTAAAATCCTCATTGACAAGCTGTTTGAAATAATCTTCAAACTCATCACCCTGCTCTGCAAACTGGTCTATTTTCAAAATTCCCTTGTTGCCGTTTGCAACAAGATAGCTTGAATACGCCGCATTGATAAGACCAGCATAAAGAGAAAGAGTGCCGTCAAGATAGGTTCTAAGATTTTTAGAATTCAGCTTAAAATAAAAAACCTCGCTCATTCTGAGGTTTCTGGAATATGTAAAACTGTTTACTGTAACATGCTGAAAATAGTGTTCGAAAAATGCAGAATCATCATTCAGCTGATAGTCATCTGCAACATAAAGCTCTTCATTGTTCACTACTACAAGTGCTTCATTATTTTCATAAAGATGATTGATCAGTTTTGCCCAGAACTGTGTAGCACTTTGATTCCTGTTTGGCTGAATATTCCATCTGTACCACTCATCATTCTTTACCCGCCTGTTGTTTTCATATACATTTACGGTACATTTTGAAACCGCATTTGCTATCTTGTTGGAAATAAGATTAAAGGCCAGTTCCCTAACCATAATCTCACTTGCCAGCTGAAAACATACAGCTTTGGTATCTGCTTTTTTGGGAGCAGTATCTTTGCCTGCAAGCCATTTAAAAAAATTGAATGCCATAATTCACCCCCTTTCTAAAAGGTACTCACGCGTACTCTTTTGCGTGCTCTTGATACTTTATATACAGGTGACAGCTTATCTTCACCGCACATCGAATGCACAAGTGCCATGAATGGATCCGTCTTTCGTGATTTTGGTTCGATCTTTCCAAAAAGAAAGTTTCCCATATCAAGCTCACCATCTGTGGCAAGCGTTGACTTTTTTGTGCGAACGAGTTTTGTATTATTTGTTGCCCATCTTAAATGAGGCTGTTCACCCCAGTAAAAATACTGATTAGCAAAACATCGGTCGATTATCGGGTATATCTTCATGATATGTCTTGGTCTTATAAGAATAATATTTTTTCTTTCAATCGAATATCCAATTTCTTCAAGGCAGTCCCGCAAAATATCATATCTGTAGTCATCTAGGCAGATGGCTTTGATACGGTAGATTCTTCCTTTTTCCCTGATATATTCAGCAATCATTTTAGGTCTGATTTCGACATCATCAACCAGCTCAACATATCCTTTTTCCGCCCAGTCCATATACGGACATGTCAGTCGTGAAATTTCCGGATTGTTCATGCATATCCATGCTTTATTCATATCGATTCTAATGTCTCCATCCTTAAAATGAAGATTTACAGCTGTCCAGTCGGTAGTTTTAGAAAAATCGATGCCAGCTATACACTCATGACCGCGAAGTTTTCCGTCATATATTTTGTCTGTTTTTTCAAGATTCTCCCAGCTTGTGACCGCAAGTTCACTGTTGGACTCTCTTATATTCATTCGTTTTGTCATAAAATCCGGAAGTCTTGCAGGATTTTCTTTCCATTCACGATACTCTTTTCTGATTTCGTTCAACAGATTCGGCATGTAAAAGAGTGATGGATTAGCCATATACCAGTTCTTTTCATCATGCACATCATTTTTTGAATTCAGCCGGCATATAAACGGAAACAGTCCGTCATCCGGCTTATCTTCATAAAGTATTCCTTCACATTTTTTTATAAGTTCATCAAGCGGACCGTCAACCACATTTCCATTAGTCGTGTAGATCGTACGCCTGGGATGTTTCTTTTTTCCAAGTCCAGTAGTAAAAACATTGATATTGTCATAATTTTCATAAGCATGGTACTCATTAAAAATAACACAGCCTGAACGCAGACCGTCCTTTCCTTTGGCGTTGTTTGTATGTCCGTGAATAAACGAATTTCTTTTAAGTCCTCTTATACTCTCCTGAGTCCAGTGAAAAAAACGCAGCATCTTCTTTCTGTTTCTTTCAAAGGCTGTTACGATATCCTTTGCAGGTCGTTTTGCCTGTGTTTCATTATTTGCACATATATCCACATCATACTCATTAACAGGATTGTATGGACTTATAAGCGAAAGAGATTCAAGTGATATAGTACCATCTTTGCCGTTTCCACGTCCCATCAATATCAATGCATCGGGCCACCTTGGAAGCCCGGAATTCCTCCAGTATGTACATAAATGCAGCCCCAGAACAAATTCCTGCCATTCAAACATCCTTTCAAAATCAAAATATTTTGATAATCCAAAATAACTTTCTGCCTGTTTTATATCAACATAAATATCATCATTTTCAAAAGTTCTGATTATCAATTTTCTAAGTGCCCATTGATCTTCGCAGAATTTTTCGCAATGATCATCCATAAAATCAAAATATCTTTCAACAAAAAAAGGAAGTCTACAATTCATCGTCACTTCCTCCTGATACAGTATTTTCACTTGGCTTTATTCCCAGATATTCCAGAATTTTAATCATCTGCTGATTATATTTAAGCAGCAGATCATAACTTTCATTTTTCTTTTCGATTGGCAGTCCTTTAGAATTATAGGTTGTGATCCTAACACCGTTTTCATCGATATCTTCCTGAAGAGTATCCTTTTTAACAAGAAGAAAGATATAATCTTCTACAAGGTCCTGAAAATATTTTCCATCAAGCCCTTTGTACTTAAGCTGATTTTCTAAATCTTCTCTAATTCTAGACTGCTCTGCTGTTAGATTTTTTTTCGGTATCCGCATAAAATCACCTCCTCATGTACACGCGCGAATTTTTTATGAAATGTCATCCCCACTCCCCGTTCTCCAGTAACATGTTTAAAGACCGGATTTTTTTGACGGGGGGTATCTGTTTTACAACCTGGTCAAAAATAAAATTATTTTGTATTTTTATTTCTACTGTTTCTTTTTTTCTTTGGCACGACTACAAAGACTTCATGTCCTCTATAGTATGTTACAGTTTTCTTATTACCATCTTTCTTCATTTACAAATTTATCCTTTCCAGTTTCAAATTTATGGCGTTCATCTGTATGTTCCAGCTCGTGACAGCTGAAGCATAAAGTTTCCAGATTGCTGTCCTCTAATGCAAGTTCCGGATAATCACGCAGATGCTTTATATGATGAACATATGCCCGCTGTGATTTTTCTTTTGCTTTAGGTTTGACGATAGTTACTTTACCGTTTCGTTTACACTCCTGACATTCACAGTGATCACGTTCGATAATATGCTTTCTTTTATTCTTCCATATGCTGCGAATATAGAATGCATGCATATCGTCTTTCCTTATACACTCGTTAATAAATTCAAGTAGTTTCTCATCCATCTTTTCTGTCACCTCATTTTAAACTGCCAGCCATGCAGGACTTGAGGGAGAGGAATGTCATACATGATTGACAGTTTAAAATAAAAGAAACCCTTTCGAGTTTCTTCCTGTAAAGTGTTGATTAACTGTTGTTATGGCGTTCTTTCAAAACTTCCACAATATCATAATAACACATAAAAGTAGGTTACATTGTCACCTCTTTTATTTTTTTAAAACTTTTTTTACTGATTTATTAATAAGTTTATATAAATACTGTCTAGCAAAGTTATAACGGTTAGCTACCTTTGTATGATTGTAACCACAAACATACAGTTCCACCATCATGATTTGAATGTTAATAGGCAACTGATCGAACAGTATTCTTACCTCATTTATCTTACGAATATATTTATCACGTTCTAATATTAATTTTTCTTCATCAATGAGTAAAGAATTTATTCCCTGCATACTGAACGGTATTTTGTTCTCAACATGGTACTCTTTCGGCGCTATTGATTTTACCCCCACAAGCTGAACATGTATTGCTTCTAACTGATTAGTTAAAGATATGATTTTACGGTTGTAATAACCGCATGATGTTACATCTCTGATAAACTGTTTAATATCTGCTTTTGTTACTTCATTTTCTTCCATTAAGCCTCTCCTTTAATGTTTCATAATTATCTGCGATATAGATATATGTATTTATGTCTAGTCCACTGTACTCCTGCCGTTCATGACTGTAAATTGATGGCTGTTTAGGGTAATCCTTAAACACATGATTCACAGCTGCCTCATATCGTTTAATATAATCCGCTAACAGTTCATTACTTATACCTAAATCATCTGTTCTATTTATTTTCATTTTTTACTCCTTTAAACGTGCAATATATCCAAGATGTTATATTGCATTTATATTTTCTCTCTAATCCCTTGTTACATATGCGATTAGAGAGAATTTTTAATCAAAATAGTTTTTATTAAATTTCTGTTCTTTTTATAAAGATATAATCATCTTTTTTTATTGCATCCTTAATTAAAACTACGGTTAGTTCACCTGGGTCAATAACAGTACCTTGGTTTGATGTTTTTACTATAAAAAGATGTGTTTTATCATCTTGTACAAGTAATTCATCAAAAATGCTATTTTTATCTATAATTTCATCTTTATATTGCTTTTCGCTTTTGTTCATTTTCTAAATCCTCCTATGTCCTTAAATCTCTCTTATTGCTTAATTCATAGGCAATTTGATTTTCTTTGTTGTAGCCTATTGGAATAATTGATTTAGGACCGCTTCTGTTTTTCTCGATAACTAGATAATAATCTTCTGCGCAGTCTTTTTCGTTCTTCCAGACAAATATAACCTTGCTTGCACTTTGTTCCAGCTCACCTGAATCTCTTAACATTGATAAATTAGGCTGTTTTGCATTTTTAGTTGCTTCCCGGTTTAATTGGCAAAGTCCAATAATCGTACAGTTGTTATCCAAACTCATTTTTCTTAGCTCCTTGGCTACTTCTGTCATTTTTTCATAACTGTTTTTAACACATACACCAATAAGCCCTACATGGTCCACAAACACTATAAAATGCTTATCGCTTTTGTAGCTCATAATAAACGATCTTAATTTATCCAATGTTGATGAATGATTGATAATATCAATATGTCTTTTTGAAATATCATCAATTGCATCATTAACAACGCTCATATTTTTTTGTGGCAATGTTTCATAACTCTCTAACATTTTTTGATTTAATTTTGAATTAATTGAAATAAGCCTTTGATACAGCTCCTCTTCTACCATTTCGAAATTGAAATATACACAAGGATAATTGTGAGACAGATCATCTAATAGATTTATAGCTATACCTGATTTACCTACACCGGTAGCACCGGCAAGTATAACAAAATCATTCTCTTTTAGATTTAGTTTCTTTTCCAAAATTGTAAATCTAGTAAATTTGATATTATTCTTGTGTTTAGTGATAGAACCTTTTAACAGTTCTTTAGTAAGCCTCGTCGATGAATAAGACCCTAAAGATGCAAAATTGTTTGTATCCTTGTAAAATTCATCAATTGTAATTTCTTCATTCTGGAGCTTTTTAGCAGTTGCCAATAAGGCTTTCTTTTTATACTCCTTAATCGCGTAATCCTGATACTGTTCAAATAGAGCAGTTGTTGCGGTACTTGTAGAACAGGCAATAACAAGATCAACATCAATTCCCTTTACTGCTAGGATATCCTCTAAAATAATAGTTTTATTTTCCTTATACGACTTTTTTATAGCAGTAAATATATCGCGATGCTTCTTATCGAAATATGACGGTTTTAGAATAGTTAAATCCAGAAGCTGCGGTTTAACAAGAAACATACCGATTAGATCATCCTGATAATTATTCATATCCGCTCATCCATCCATTATCATCATTTGTATTGTTTTTAGAAACTGTACTGATTTCATCTTCCCATCTTTCGCCGTTAAGCCATGTGGAAGCGTGAGGTATAAATCTTTCATTCTGCCACTGTTCTGTCTCTTTATAATCAACAACTGCGCTTAACATCTTTTGCAGTACAGTTTCATCGGTACATTTTTTAACAAAAACATCAAATGCTTTTTTCTTGTTCGTATGTCTTGGATATACACTCCAGAATCTTTTAAATGCATCATTTTTATCAAATTTTGCACTATATATATTACTAGTATTATATTCTATATTATTATGTAAACTTTGTTGCCTACCCCCGTAAACTTTGTTTACTGGTAGCAACTCGGGAACTACTGCTTTATATTCGCAAAATTTAACACCATTTATTACATTTTCTTTCTTGCTGATAAAACCATCATCTACTAATTTTTTTAGACATTTAGATACTCCCTGAAGTGTTGAATTAGTCCAATCCGCTAAATATTGTCTACTTCCTGTATATGCTAAATCTTGTGTTTGTGAAAAGCCGTAAATAATTGCATAAATAAGCAGTGCATTACCTTTTAACTTTAAATCTGATATCATCCATCCTAAAATTGTTATGTAGTTGCTTTGTCTAACTTTAGTCTCCATCACTTTCACCTCTCAACATTCTTCAAGTTTTAAACTAAGCTGTGTTTCAATTTTAGATGTTTCAATCATTTTATTTAATCCTTCATCAGCGGTCTGATTATGTGTTATGTAAAACATTTCTCTATGTGCCAATTTATCATCTTTTGACGAATATTTTTTACCATCTGATTTTTCATCAAAAATTACAATTTCTAAAACTTCAAAAACCAAGTCGCTTAGATTATACTGTTCAAATTTATTACTTACTTTTAGATGCTGCCACCATCGAAATAGTGGCGGTTTTATTGTTTTACCTATATAGCTTTTAAGCGTATGTTTATTTGTTATCCTGTAAATATATCCTGCTAAATTATTTTCATTATCTTTAGGGATACCTAAATGATCATTTTCATCAATCCATGGATCATTAGAACGTATTTTATTCATTAATTCATCACGGCACGTGTTAGAACAATAACTTCCATATTTATTTTGGTGATTATACAAATTTTTTCCTCCGATTACTGTAAATACTTTTCCGCATATATCACATTTCATTTTATATTCTTCGTGATGATATTTATACCAGTATTCATTGCTGTCTGATAGATAGTAATAACGTTCTCCTGATATCATCGTTTTTGTTTTTCTAAAAGGGTGATTGCCATGTTTATTAATAATTAACTGTTTTGCTGTTTCTCTATTATCACTGATTATTACATCATCAGTAATTAATTTTTTTCCAATCGGAGTATTCATATCAACTTCAAATAATCTATAAAAATAATAAGCCATTCAACCCCTCCATTCCTTAAATAAATATCTAATTCCCAAAACGAGCGACAAAATAAACGCAATAAACATTATTAGAAAAAATACGAATGCTATTTGTTTAGACGTCATTTTCTTTTACCTCTTCATTGATAAATGAGTAGTCAATATCATGTATTTCTTCAAATTCAAATATTTTGTTATCATCAACAAATAATATTTTAAAACCTTTATCAGACAATTCTTCAATCAGTGTTTGGTAATCGCTGTATGAATTTTCATAGTTATCTAAAATACAATCAAATTCATATAATCTCCCCTCTGGAACAACTACATTTATAAATACATTTCGTTTATATCTTTCTGTAATTTGTAGTCTTAATTTATTACTCATTTTCTTTCACCTCATTTTTAACAAATACCAACCAGTGTGTTTTAGAACGCTTATTTCCAAATAACGGTTTTTGATTAAAACACTTCAATACTTCACTAAGTTTTACTTGTTCTTCATTCCATTTGAAAATCAATGTACCGCACGGTTTTAAAACTCTCATGCATTCATTAAAACCACTAGATAAATCATCTTGCCAACTAGCAAAATCCAGCAATCCATATTTTTTAGCCAACCATGAATTTTTACCGGCTTTTATTAAATGCGGTGGATCAAATACTACTAAGTCAAATTCATCATTAGAAAATTGCATATTTCTAAAATCACCTATTACATCTGGATGCACTTCCAATTTTCTTCCATCGCACAAAATATCACTATATCTGCGTATATCCATGTATGTAACATTCGGATTTTCTTTATCAAACCAAAACATTTTTGAGCCACAACATGCATCTAAAATTTTCACTAATCCACTCCTCCAATCTCTTATAAAAAAAGTTACATAATCCCTAAGAGTGTCAATTTTTTTGTTAGAGTACATAAATCGTTTAAACTCTATAGCTATCAACACTCTTAGCCGATTATTCATTATTATTTTTTCAAAAAAAGTTACCGTACCCCTGATTTACGTAAAATCGCACTTTCAGGGTACTTTTTTATGCATTTTCAAAATCATTAAATCCTAATTCTATATACTTATCAGGGTCTATTCTTTTAAGAATTTCTTTCAATTCCGGCTCACTGTATTCCTCGATAAAACGCTATACCATTCATAAAAATTCATTCCACCAAAACTTGATATTTTTCTTTTTTGCATGAAACTGTATATTTTTTCAGCCTTTTCAGTGTCATACAGCAAATTACCTATTATCTTTTTCATCTGAATCACTCCAATCTAACTTTATACCGCACTCGTCACAGTAATTAATATAAGTAGGCTTACAATTAACGCCTAGCATTCTTCCACAATTAGGGCAGGAGTACATGTATGCCATACTAGGCTTTGGTGCATTTTCATACCTGATTTTTTTAGGCGTTGCTTTATCAACTTCATTATTAATAAAATCAACAACAAATGTCTCGATTTCTTTATAGCAATCTATTGTTTCTGTTGTACCATCTTTTAGCACTATTTCATTTTTTAAATTCTCAGCGCCTAGATCATTAAATAATTGTTTTATTCCAATTAAAGAATGTAATAAACGCTCTTTTTTTGTTAAATTACTCATCTTTATCACTCCAATCTAATATAATTTCGTTCCACAATAAAAACAGTATTCAAACAAGTCTGGATCAACGTCGGTCAATTCATCACCACATTCAGGACAAAACTTTTTTCCCTCAATTATGTATGGCTCTTGAGGTTCTTCTCTTTTTAACAGTCTTTTATTTTGTCGCTCCAACCGTTTGATATGTCTTTCCATTTTGGCCGATTTATCGATTAATCCCTTTATAGGTTTTAATACCTCATGTACATCACCCATACGTAAAACAGCTTTTGCATTGCTTCCTTCATATGCATTCATTTCTAAAAAAACTATTGCTTGTTCTAATGTTATTTCTTTATTTTCCAAAATTTTGTTTCTCCTTCTTTAAAATATTTGCACCACTTGGCTCTTAATCTACAAAAGAAATCAAAATACTTATGCTTTATTTCACACACATAACTTTTAGAATCGCTATTATGTACATGACTATATCTAAAATATTTACAATTCATGCAGTGCTTATAAACGCCATTATTTTTCATTATTCCTATCTCCTAATTAAGATCCTGCACTCATCAGATAATAAGAAATTAAGTGATAAATTTGATTTGACTAATCCACAAACTGAAATTTTCATAATACCATAATTATCAAAATAATATTTTTCTATTTTAATTGCCTGATTACTAAAATAAAATTGTTGAAACTTTTTTAAATGAAGTTTCTTTCTAATTAAAAATAAAATCAATTTATTTAACATTTTCATCATCCTTTTCTTTCTGACCTAAATAATCAATGATTAAAATTGTTATTATTGCTTCTGCTGCAATGGTCAGGATCACACCTAACCAAAAATCACTTATCATTTATGTACGCCTCCTAAGTAAACTGCTTCTCTATCATTTTCCGCATCTTCTTTACCCCAACAAATATACAGGAGTGTTACATTGGGTTCATCGTGGTTATACATCTTCATAAGAGTTAGAAGATTACCACCATTGGCATAATACTGATATCCGAATGTTTTTCTTAAACTGTGCATACCAAAAGTAAAATCGATGCCCACTTCCTTCGCATTTCTAGATACAATTTTATGTGCACGCTGTCGCGTTATAGGATAAACGTATTTCTTACCTTTCTGAACCTTCTTTTGTCCAAGAAACAAATAATCATAGTCTGTTAGATTGTTTCTATTTATGTAATCCAGAACATCATTATGCAGTTTCTTATTCATCTTAAAATTTTGCATCTTAGCGGTCTTATTTTCCTTTATATGCACGTATCCTTTTTTTACGTCTATTACCCTTAGTTGAAGTAAATCTTCGGCTCTGAAAGCTGTATTAAAGCCTAACATGCACATCATCCAGTTACGATCAGCTTGGTATTTTTTGATTGGCGTTTTTGCTTTGTCTCTTTTCCTTAGAAGATTGAACATAAATTCATCAAGCTGCTTTTTGTCTTTTATTGGTAAGGTTTCATGCTGACCGCCAAAATGCTTTATTCGTCTTGCCAATTTATCACCCCTTTGGTGCAATATAACCTATATATTATATTGCATTTATATTTTCTCTCTAACCCCATATGTACCAACGGATTAGAGAGAATTTTTAATAAAAATAGTTTTTATGGTTTTCTATCCTCTAAATTTACTACTCCTTTTAATCAAGCCATTTATTATCTGCTGCTATGAATCCAATCACTGAACCTATCGTTAAAATTGTCCAGATTATTCTAAATACGACTAATGATGTGTCTTCACTGGTTAAACTTTCTACAGCATCATTTATTTTTTTGTTTTTATAAAATTTTGAATTATCTTCGATTGTATTATTTTTGAATGAAGTAAAAATGGTACCTTTATACTTTGTCTTTAAAATATAATATTTATATCTTATTGTTCCAGATTCATGAATTGTCTTTAAATACCTGCTTTCAGGCATATCTATCTTATTATAAGGAAACACATGATCATAAAATTTAATTTTTTTACTATGTTTAGATTCCCGGCTTACAGTATCCCACGTCCAATATGTTTCGGTTCGACATGTTCTGTTTTTGCCGCTCCCACTGCAAACCGTTCTAGTATGCATAGTGTAATGTTGTTCTACTTTTTCGATGTACATATATTTGTCACCAATTTCCGGATATGTAACAGTATCAACAGCTTCTAATGTAGAATATGCAAATGCATCCCCAACATTGGTATTGATACCATATTCAAACATTTCTTTATCTGTTACTTTCAAAGCACTTAAATACTGATCATCTTTATCTATTTTTGATTGCTCCATTGCTCCGTTTATTAACAAACCGACAAAAATCATTACAGCTAGTATTGTGATACAGAAAATCAATTCTCTGGCCTTTATCTCTATACCATTAATGGAAAATGCTTTCTTGTCCCATTTCATTTTATTCACCGAATAAATCTTGCGGAGCATCACTTGAAGCACTGTATTCTAAATATTTAAATTCTTTTTTTTCATATCCCACTAGCGATAAAAAAAATCTTTGCGGGAATTTCTTTACATAACGGTTATATGACTCAACAGATGAATTGTGATTTTTTCTATGCTGTGCTATTAAATTCTCTGTTGTTGACAGTTCGGTCATAAACTGTTGATAATTTTTATCAGCTTTTAAATCCGGGTATGCCTCAGCTGTTGCTTTAATCATTGTATTTACATTCTCAATTTCATCAGTGTTGCTCCGTGTTTCGGCTATTTCCTTTAGTGTTTCAGCTTCGTGCTGATCATAATTTTTGACACAGTCAGCAAGATTATAAACAAGATCGATTCTTCGCTTTTCTTGAACATTTATATCTGATAAAGTTTTTGATACTTTTTCCTCATATCCTATTGCTGTATTCGCTGTAGTCTGTATCCAGATAAAGCAGCATATAATTACCGAAATAACCCCTCCTACAATTAATAATAATGTTTTACTGTTTTCTTTAATGCTTTTCATTTCTCTCAACCTTTCTTTTTTTAATATTCGAATCCACCAAAATAATAATGATCTTTGTGGATAGTAACTCTTGTAATTTTCTTCTTTTTAAATATCTTTCTAAACTGTTTTACTGCCTTTTTATAGGCTATTTCCCTTGTTTCTGCATAAATAACTAAGGGTAGTACAATTACCTCACTTTCTATGTAAATGTTGTATTTAAACATCTTCTACAACGTAATACTTACCTTCCAAAACACCATTGTGGCACAACCATACAGGTAAATAGATTGGCTTTATTTTCAACAGCTTACTAAGCTCATCACTCCATATAGAACCGCAAACATTTGTAACATCATTAATATCTAGCAATAGATACTTAACCGGCGGTTTTGGCATAAATATCATCCCTTTCTAAGCATCTTCATTTTGTTTTAAAATACTGCTTTTTAAGTTAAATTTTCTTCTCCACCCTTCAACAAAATCTAAAACCTCATTAACAGCAGTGCAGTTATTTTTTCCTCGAAGCTGCTTTATTTCATTTTTACTTGACAGTTCTAATGTGTAAAACGGACTGTTTACATCATCACGCTTTCTAATAAGAAATATACTGGTTTCTCCACTGGCATACCTTTTATCATATGTCCTTACGCAGTGATTAAGTTTTGCACTTTCATTTATTAGATCAGCGATTGAATTCGCTGGTGTAATAACAAAATCATCATCAGCAAATCTATATTTAGATAACTCGTTGCTTACCCTTTCTCTAATCATCAGGTCATCTTTAGCAGATTTTTTTGTCTCAATCTGTATCATTAATCTGTCGTGAGCTTCTCCTATGTTATCCGGATACCTGTTGCTGTGATTCATCGGAAGTCCTAGTTCTTCACAGAATCTGTAATAATCTTTTATTATGTACAAAGAAGTACCCTGCATTTTAAAATAGTCAAGTGCATAAACACTTATATTAATATCCGCATATTTAATTTTTGATATTTCGATAAGTTTTAACAGTTCATTAAAATCACTGCGGTCCTCTATCTTAAATTTATATATCAGATCTCTATACTTTTTGAATTCCTTTAGCGGGATATGCAGCTTTTTCAAACGCTCGATATCACATTTTTTAATGCCCAGAATCTCAGTTCCTTTTTTAGACCATCTTAGTACCCTTAAATCGTCCTTGAGAAGATAAGACAAGCCTATTTTTGATATCATTTCAACCTCCGGATGTTTATCATAAATGGACAGATATTCAAACAGTTCATCAATGCTGTAAACACTGTATTCAAATCCACTGTATTTATAAACAGAATTTTCAAGCAGTGAAGCCAGTTCACCGGCAGACGTATGTATAAAATAGTTGCTCCTTTTCCAGCGCTGTCCATAATACATGCTGCCTTCTGTACTTACATCAAAAGTCCCAATCTTATGAATCTGCCATTCATTATTGTTTCGATAATCGAAAGGATATGAGTAATCATATGTCCAGCATTTGATTCCACCACCCATAGAAGCATAAAGTCTCCGTGTTAGCTGGTAGCTGCATCCAGACAGTTGCCTTTTAACCTCAAATATATCTGTAACTTTCTCTTTATGTAGCCATCTTTGCGAAATATAAAAGGTACGGCATATAATCCGATTTTTCCATTTTTCATAAACTGCAACATAGAATCCGTAAACTTCAGTATCTTTTTTTGGGCGTTTCCAGGATGGATCATCATCACTTATCATATATTCTTTAAAATCCGTGGCCTTGTACTGTTTTAATTTCAATTTTGACAGTCTGTTTAGTAATTTGTCACTTTCACTTAATTTATTTGCCATATAATCAACCTAATCGAAGAGTGACATCTGTGCTCTTTCCATATCCTCTTTATGTTTTTTAGCTGCTTTTTTTAACTCTTCTCTCTTCTGTTTTTTTACTTTTTCTTCCTCCCGGATTTTTTCAAGTTCAGCCTTTACCTTTTGATTGACAATTGCATCAATATCTTTTGCATGCTCCTTAACATCTTGTTCCTTTGGCATTAATCTTGACAGTTCCGCACTGCCGTCTGCATTGGTAGTAAAATCCTTCTTTCCAATTTCAAGATTATCTTCATCAAAATAGTGAACAGCAAGTGAGTATATTTCATCATCTTCACCGGCAGCATAACCAGTAACGCCCTCTTTTACGCTCCGCTTTGATATCTCAATTAAAATATAATCAAAACACTCCTTTAAACTCTTATTTTGATTATTCAATTTATCCTCTAAATCATTTCTTGATAAAAGATAATTACCTATTTTTTTTATCCATGGATTTTGAGAAGAATCCATTTCCGCTTTGATTTTATCCATAAAATCCCTCCTTTTTCCTAAAAATGGTGCAAATAAAAACAGTACCCTAAAAACACTGTTAAAAACCTATATATTTTTTATTATCCCGACGATAAAATCGAGAATGATACCTGAAGCTCCCGCAGCTATAAAACCTACCAAAATTATAATTAAAACGATCGTATAGAAACCTCTGGCATTAAACCTGTTAATGTACTTTTCCATTTTCGATACTCTTTGACACACTCCTTTTTATAGTCTATAATTAACGTGGTTTCATTGATTAGCTGCTACTGGACATAGCAGCTTTTTCACGTTCCATTTTTGCGTATTCATGTATCTGCTTCTCGGTCATATCAATATAATCTAAAAGATGAACCGGTTTAATATATACACGTCTCCCGCTAACAAGCACTGTCTTGCCGTTCTTTTTTATTTTTTCAATAATTTCATTTTTTATCTTTGTTGCTTCTTTGTATCCGCATGGGATAAATGCCTGTATTTCCTGAGTATTGGCATGTCCCTGAAATATAATTTCTTCTCTTATATTATTTATATTCTCTTTCGTTTTACGCATTGTTACTGCTCCTTTCCACAAATTTAATAACCGACCAAGCTATATGTTTTATGCTTAGTTAACCGACCAAGGTTTTTAATGCTATAATTTATATATCGACACTGCCATGTCGAAATTCAAATGAAAGCGAGGTGAAATAATGAATAAAGCTAAAATTACCTTTTCTAATAACGAGAATTTAATATTAAACGAAGGAGATGAAATAATACCAATTACGTGTATAAATGATATAGATGAACCATTTACATCGATGGATAAGACTATTAAAATTGAAACTCACATACATAATGGGTTAATCCCTTCAATTATGAATTTTGTTTGTAATAATGATTTCTTTTATTTGAATTATGATTACAATGTAGTTTATGGTTCAAAAACAATTGTAAAAATTGAATTAATTTAATTTTCTTAGTGCGTTATTCATCTATTTGTAACGCACTTTTTTCACGCTCTAACATTATTTTTAGTTCTTCATTCAAATATTTTGTAAAACATAGATTACATGTCCCACTCCAGATTAAGGATTTAATAATCTTTTTTATTTTTTCATCTATTTGATCATATGTTTCACATTCTTTCTTTAATTCGTTATATAAATCCCTGACAAGTGAATCAGCCTGTTCTTTTATTTCCAAGCCTATTAAATCTAAATTTACGTTCATTCTAATCACTCCTTCTATGGCTTTAGTCTACAATAATCCAATCATTACTTATAATTTCTTTTGGAGCTATACTGTACTGAGATATTGCTCTTTGCACACCATAAAATTCGAAACAAATCAGGTTATTTGGATATGGCTTTAATTTTAACCTGTACCCATTTCCCATACATTGCTCGTTATTAGGTAATGCGATACACTTATTTTCAGTTTGAGCCTGTTTAATTGCTTTTACTATATCCATATGTAACTCCTTTTTGATTTATTTTTCACCATTGCTATAAGCATTCACCAGTCCCTCATAACGGGTTGATATTTTTTTATATAGATTTTCACTCATTCTCATAAAAATCTCTTTGTTGAAATATCCGCATTCAGTTTTACAGTCAAGATACAACATATTTAACATTTTGCAGAGTTCCACATTCAAAATCCTGTCAAGAAATATCTCTGCATTAAAAAGTGTTTTATTACTTTTAATACTCTCTAGATACAGTTCAATATCTATATCATTAGAAT